TAATTATTCAATATTTCAGGTTGTTTAGTTTTTTGTGTTTTCATAATCTTGGTAGGTTAGCTCTTCATTCAAAAATGATTCTATTTTATGCTTTGACTTTGTAATCTTTCCCAACCCATAATCAACGGATGTAATCGTTTCGATTTGTAGCGTCTCGCTATAAGCGTCCACCAATGACATCCAAGCTTTGTACACGTCTCCCGTCCATTCGGCTTGCTGCCTTGGGATAAGGGTCATCGCTTCATTTTTCGGGCAAATATCATGGACTAATATAATCCCTTTTGCGCTCAAATGCTTCCACGAATTTAGAATGTCTCGTTCTACTTGATCTGCATGATGAAGGCCGTCAATGAATATTAAGTCAAATTTGTCTTTACAATTCACAAAAAATTCATCTGATCCAATACCATTTGTAACTGGATCGCAAAACTGCTTTGATTCGATTTGAACCGATTTAAAGAAGTTGCCTGTTCCGATACCTATTTCTAGGTAGGACTTAAATTTACCCGCCTCGATTAGCTCAGTAATATATTGTTCGTGTCTCATAATTCTTTGTCTGTTAATGCGAAATAAATGTTTTGTAGTTGGTGGATGTATTCTAGATGTTTTATAAATCCGTCTTTTCCGTTTTCTCTTTGCCTGAATGCATATACATCAGATATATGATGTTTCTCAATGATACACACCTCTAAAATAAACATATCGAACCAAGTAGAACTCTCCCGAAACCCTAACTTAACAAGCCATTCAGGAGTAATCGGCACGGGTTCGCAATCTGCTAGTTTGGGAAAATTAAATCCGTCAATCGTTCCGAATGTAATATCTCCATCCAAATAAATCGATTCAACCTTTTTCTCAATTCCTTCATGTAGAAGGATATTGCCTAGTCTTAATTCTTGTGTTTGTATCATGGTGTTTAGTTGTTTAGTCTGATGCAATTTAACAATATTAAACTGATTTAATTAACCATTCGGATAATTTATTTTTTACGAGTCGTTTTATTTCGTCTAGTTTCGATACTGGACACCGAAATGACGTCGTTTGAGTCGGTTCGTTGTATTTTAATTTGGCTCCCGAACCTTTGCGGGAGCCTCCTTTGGTTACTTGTTTCATTGTGCCTTCGTTTAAATTGTTATGTAAATATAACACGCTACATTTCAATATGCAAACTATTTCAAAGATTTATTTTTAGGCATAAAAAAACGGGCATTTCTCAACGCCCGTTTTCCAAACCTAAACTAAACCACCATGAAAAAACTATACCTTATGTGCTTGGTGTAATCGCTGTGGTAACATCTGTAATTGTATCGGCAAAGAATGCATCGCTTCTAAGAACCGCCTGCAATATTCTTTCCTCAACTCTTGCCGTTACTAAGTTACTCTGGAAGTTCGTTCCATCCTCCTCAGAGAATCGAAGTGTAATCCCTTCTCTTTGCATTGGCATCACGTGTGTTGAATCGCCCACAACCATTTCACCCGCTGCAACGGCAGTCGAAGCGATAACGGGAATACCAAAGACGTACAATATTGACGCTTGAGCGTCAAATATAACGTTTTGCTGATACCTGCCATCATTGTCTTTTAACGTTAGCATGTCCCAATATGTCAACGGATTGACGATACAAAAATTAGCCGTATACTCACGAGCCGAAAGTGTCGCCGCTGCTGCTGCAATCGCATCATAAACGGTCGGAGTTACCTTCTTGAAGCTGGCTGGTATGTTCGTTGCCGTCAATGCGCCAACCGTAAAGCCTAATATCTGACCGTCTGCACCCGTTCCCGCTAATAGTTGGCCGTCCTCCTTAATCATAAGGTCTTTTAACATTACCATGTTTAGGAATGTAGAAAGTCCTCTCACATTCGTTAGGGTTTGTCTACCTGTCAACTGAAAGGCTGCGATTGTTTCCTCCGTTGCATAAACTAAAGATGCTTTGTATTCAACTTGTGCCTTAGCCGCTCCCTCAGGGTTTTGCGTACCAACCGCTCCCTCTTTTGGTGTCTCTCTCAAGTATGGAAATACTGATTGATCAGTTGTACCCATCCCAATGATATTACGAATGTGAGTTCTACGCCTCGCAATCGGTACTATCATTTCGTTGTTATTGATAGCAAAGTTAGCCGCCGCACTAGCTCCGCCTAACGAGTTGACTGCTGTAAATACTCCCGGTGTCTTTTCAATGTCCATGGTAATAGACTTCAATTTACCATCAGCCATTGCCTTAAATTCATCTATTTGCTTGGCATGCTTTTCGATAAAGATACCATTGAAACTAAGCTCTTTGGTGTTCTTATTTTCAAGTTCGGTCAGTTGCTTCTTAAAAGCTCCCTCCATTTTATCAAAATCGGCTTTAGAAATTTTGTCTCCCAAAACCTTTTCAATCATGTCCTGCGCCTCTTTGTTTGCTTTGGCAATGTCTGCAACGCTTGCCGTTGCTTCTGCTTTCGCAATCTCAGTGATCTTTCCTTTGATGACCTCTAAGAACTCATTTTTTTCTTTAATATCCACTTTTTTGTTATTTAAAATTAAAAACCCATTTTAACTAAATCGGATAAGCTGATCTCCACTTTGTTTATCGGCTCGGGTGCTAACTCTAGCGGCCTAAGTGATTTAATTAACTGGCTGAATTTCATTATTTCCAACTCTATATCTTGCAAAAATTCATCCGTTGCTTTGCCCTTTCGAACATAGGCGGCTAAATCTTTAATATATTCATCCAAATTTTCAGGCGTTGTTAAGCCTTTTTTTACCATCTCAACTAACCTAGCTTTTTCTTGCGCTCCCCATATCACCGTACTAACTTCCATCAGTCGCATTTCGCTAAATGTATATCCTCCTCTTTCATTTTTAGTTGGATTCACGGCCTGCCCCCAATAGGAATGTTCTTTTATTGCTTGCTCCTCGTATGCATCTAGTATGTCGGTTGCCAATTGGTTTTTAAGCATTTTAGACCGTGCATAACCAAACTCATTATCTTCCCAAAGGTCTAAAACTTTGCCAATCGGTGCTAATATCTTTCGTTCGTGGTTGTAAAGATGGGCTATTCGGTCTGATCCTTTCGGCCCCTGCTCCATTATAGTCTTTTTGAAAGAGGACGGGAGAGTTAAATCTTTATCCGAATCATAGTCATTAAATTTAACGAAGGCAAAAACAACCTCACGCTTCGCAACGTCCAAATCTTTAAGAACTGATTGTATTACTTTCATGCCGCTAATATACAATTTTTTTTACAATACCAAACCGTTTATATAATAGTTTCATCAACCCTCACATAAACAACGGTGCATCTACAATTTATGATATTGCCAGAACTCCCGCTTTTGTCCCCAGGAAAGTCCATTTCATCAATCCCACCCTTAATTCTAGGCACTTGAAAGGTCTCATTCATCGCAATTGGATCGCTATCAGCCATAGCCCTGTGAGTCGTTCGCTCCCGTCCATCAAGTTCGGGCTGCCACTTTTTTAAAAGATCATCTTGCAACCCTTCTGCTCTAACGCTTTGAACGCTCGCCCAATTGGACGTTCCGATTATTTCGGTTCTTGCTATTCGAGTCGCTCTATACCTTGCAAACTTACCTTTGTATTCCTCAATATCGAGCGTTATTAGCTTGCTAGTTTGTTGAATGGATAACCCTTCTCTTGCTGCTGATGCAAGTATAGGCTGCAACCTTTCGAGTACATAAGATTTAGTAAAGTTATTGACCTCAGTAATGAAAAAGCCTGAATACAATTCTAAATAATTGCTTACAATCGTTTCCCATGCACCGTCCGAAACTGCCTTGACCACCCGATTAAAGTTTCTGATCCTGAATGCTTCTCCTGTGTCTATTATCATTGCGGTGTATGCATCCGAAATAGGCTTTTCGGTAAAATAAATACTAATCGAATCGGCTGCTATAATCGGGTTTGATTCTACACCTTCAATAAATGAATTTAGCTGTTTAAGTATGACGTTTCTAAAAACCTTAGCATATTTTCGCTCATAAAGGTCTATTTTATTTCGCCTCGCTTTAGCTTGCTTTTCAAAGTTCATTTCTTAGCCGTCTTTCAATGGTGGCCATATCATTCACAAAGTTAGCATCTTCAAACGGTTGTATGCTAGTTGGGAACATATAAACGCCCTCCATTTCTTCATCAACGTCCATGCCGCTTTCACGCTGCTTGTCTGCTACTGTTTTCCACCATTGAATATTTAGCTTTTCGGCTAACATCTTTTCATCTCCTTGCAGTTCCTCGATTCCTGACGTATCATAATCAACCATTCCAGTCTTTTCAAAACCTTCTATACCATAATGATTCAAAGAATCATGGAACGATTCCACCCAAGTTAAAATAGCGTCAGTATACGCGGCTTTCCTCGCTTCCCTCATAGCCGTTCCAAAGGATTGACTTGTACTGTCCTGCCTAAAAATCATGTAAGGAACATGAAAAACGATGCAAATATCTTCTAACACTTTCTTATCCGATTCGTACAAATTCAGGTCGATTGGACTCAAACCAATTGGGATAAATGAAACGTCTCCAGATGTCACCAAAAATTTACCCTTATTATTCGGGCCATATGCTTTTTGTCGCATCTTATTTTCAACCAATGCTACTTGTTCGGGATTCCACGGCTCATTGCCTGAATCATCTTGTCTTGTCTTATCGGTAATAATGCCCATAACGCCACCATTTTGAATGCTTGCTAAATCTGCATTCTCAATATCAGCAGATTTTTTTAAAATCGTTACAAGGGATCGCATTGGGCTTAGTCCTTTGTATCCCACACCCGTTTGGACTAAATCAAACGCTTCATTTCGTAAGTATATCATTTCATCGGGTGAAATGACTTGTCCCGTGTCATTGATTAAAAAACCACTTGCACCCTCAAACGTCCTCTCATAAATAGGGTCTATATGGTTAGATGGAATAATGTGCATTTCATCCCATCTACCACTTGATAGTTTAGGACAATAAATATATGCCTCTCCTGTTGACCCATAATATCCGTATAACTGATACTTAAATTGGTAGGCTGTTTGGTATGAGTTTGGTCGCCTGTTTAGCTTGTCAAGCAATAGATTTTCAAGTATTTTCTCTTTTTGACCGTCCCGTCCGATTTTAAACATGGCAGTTGGAACCTTTGCTGCCTTAGAGGATATAAATGATATGACTGCATAGGCATATTTGATTTTCTCAAAGTCCTCAATGTAGCGGGTTTTATTTTCAGTACCAATAAATGGAGCTGAGCGGCCTACCACTTGATTAAAATTTACACCGCCTAAACCTAAAACATTCCCATTCGAACCAAATAGGTTATTTACAACGCCCTTAAAAACATCTATTAATGCCATACATATTTTTTTACAATATTACTAATTTCTTACGCAATTGCAAAGGTACGCCTCTTAATTACTAATTCGGTCGCTCCATGCACCATTGCATCAACCCTGTCAGGACTGTCTTTATTCGAATCTGGATTAAACGTTACCATTTGGCTTTCGAGTTTTGGGAACATACCAACGTGCCATATTTTACCTTGTTCGTAAAGGCTATAAATCGGCTCTGCTCGTAATGCTTTGCCTTTTGTAGCTGTAACTAGGATGATTCGATTGGTCTTGTCTACCTGCCTTATGACTGCCATTACCATATCACCACCTTGGTTCTTTTCAGCTACATAAGCATCGCAATTCCATTTTATATAGGCTTGGTTCGCAACGGTTGCCCATTCGAGCGGGCTATATTTCCCTGAAATATCCTCCAAAACATAAATATGACCGTTTGCCGATTTACCTAAGACTATGATTCCCGTTTCATCGCTATCCATCGTTTTAGTGACTGCTGGATCTATCGATACAATTACCCGCACCAATTCAGGCGAAACCCGAACCCTTTGACGGTCAAGGATGGAACGATTCCAAAGGAGTCCTTCAGCGTCATCGAGCCAATGACCTAAGAATAAATGATTGTATCGAATGATATTATTTAACCTAGTCTTTTCGGCTGCTTGTATAAATGATTCCGAAAGGTTCTTTTTATTTTCAATGTAGGTCGTATGAATATATTTCGTGTCATCCTGTTTGCCGTTTTTTATCCATCTCTTATAGATAAAATGACCTTTGTAGGCTGGATTCATCACTAGAATAACCCTGTTTGGAATGTCAACGGCTCGGATGGATAAATCAATTCTATCAAATACATCCTCATCCGTTAGCTCCTCAGCTTCGTCAAGACACCACGTTGTAACTCCTTGGATAGATTTTAGGTTAGCCGTTGCCGTTCCTTGGCTGGTCTTTATGCCTCTAAATATTATCCTAGATCCTGTATGCTTATTGATTATTTCGGTATTGGTTACCTCAAAATCTTTCGATAAATTAAGTAGCTCAATCTTTTCTAAAAATTCTGGGATGATTGAAATATTAGCACTCGTTAGCGTCCAACGTGTAAATAAAATGACATGGCCTAACTCATAAGTAAGATTTAATAAAAATAAAGAAATGGCATAGGACTTACCCGAACCTCTGCCACCTGTCATTAAAAAGTATCTATTGGAAGGCTTTGAATTGAATAATGATTTATAATTATTCAGTATCTCCATCTACCCATTTTATTGGAGGATGTATATCTTTGCCGTTTGTAGTAACATCAGTCTTCAAGCTATCAGCCCACCCAAAGCGGTTTTTCATATTCATGTACCACCCTGTATAACTAAAGTCTTTGTCTTTTAAATTTGTTCGTCCCGATTCAGCCCACCAAGACTCAGACAAAACCCTACCCATCTTTACGGTTTCTGAAAATTCAGGCTCATCAATCATCCATCTAATCCAAAGGTCGTTTGAAAAAGACTTTCTCCACCCGTAAATCAGAGCTTTAATTTCAACGTCTGACGCTCCTACTTTGTAAAGGTCTAATACTTCAATCTGCCATCCCTCCTGCAAATCTAACGCCTCCTTTGGCCTCCCAACTGATCTGGTTTTTTCCATAATAGTATTTATCAATTTTCAAATCCACCACCGATTTACGTCTCATCCCTTCCACTCCTTAACAATCTTAGGTGAACCGTCTTCAATCACAAATATAGTAACAATATACGATTTCCATTTAAGAAAGTCCAATACTGCCCTTGCTTTTGTTTCTGCACCCTCCAATGTATTGGCTATCCTAA